CCGGTGCTCGTCGCCCGGCGCACCGCCGGCTACGAGATCATCGACGGCCATCACCGCACGCGCGCGGCCAGCGAGGAGGGCATGGTCGAGGTGCCCGGCGTCGTGCTCGAAAACATGCCGCCCGATCATGCCGAGGCGCTGCGCCTGGCGATGAACCGGCTGCGCGGTGATGTCGACCTGGCGGTGGCCAGCCAGATCATCACGGACCTGTCGGCGTCCGGCTGGAAGATGGAGGAGCTGCTCTACACCGGCTTCTCGTCGGAAGAAATCGACGACCTGCTGGCTGCTGCGCGGCACACGACCGCGGATGACCTGCTCGGCCAGGCGGTCGACGTGCCGGCCGACGTGGATGCACCGCCGGGCGAGTACGTGCTGGAGCTGCGCTTTACGGCGCGTGACGAGTTCGCAGCGGCCAAGCGGCAGCTCAAGAAGCTCGGCAGCGGTGACATGACGACCGGGCTGCTGCGCCTGCTCGGCGATTCCTGATTGACATGAAAAACCGAAACGCCATAATCAACTGAGAGGAGCGAAGCACATGACCCTGAAGATCAAGCCGGTGAAGGTCAAGCAGTCGGACATCATGCGGGCGAAGGGCTACCTGCCCGCACCGGAGGTCGCGCGGCTGATCGGTCGCGACGTGACCACGATCTACGACCTGATCGAGCGCAAGGAGCTGAACGGGTTTCAGGTCGGGCGGTCGTGGTATGTCGAGGCCAAGTCGGTCGCGGTGTACCTCGGGCCGGCTGCGTCCAAGCTGTTCGGGCTGGTGGCATCGGCGGCGAAGTAGCGGTGTCACGGCACGGTCGCAAGCTGGCCGCGGCGTGCGCCACGGTCGCAGAGCTGTCGGGCAGGATCGCACCGAGGCGCACCAGCCGGTTCTACGGGCCAGCCGGCTGCTGTCAGTTCTGCGACGGCCCGCTCGATGCCGAGTTCGCTGACAACGGCGTGGGCATGGAGCAGCTCGGTCCAGCCGAGTGTCTGCGCTGCGGCTCGTGGCAGGACTTCGAGCGCCACTGGAGCAAGGGTGAAGGGCTCGCGTTCCACCGCCGCAGCTCGACGGCAGAACGGCGGCGCAAGCGGTGGCGGCGCGCCCGCCGCGCGTATTGGGAAAAGTGGGGCGGCTATGACCGGCACAAGTTCGACGAGTACCGGGCGTTCCTGTCCGGCCGCCGATGCGTGCCGTCGCTGCCGGGAACGGAGATCTATGTGGCTTGAGCGAACGAACCTGCACACGCGCGTCACGAAGGCCGAGCCGGCTGAGAAGACCTGGCTCTCGGAGTACCTGGCCTTCGACGATGAGCGGGCGAAGTTCGCCTACGGCCGGCGGCGGGCGCAGGGTGACGGGCGCGTCCGGCTCTACAACCAGCTCACCGACGCGTTCCCGAGCGGACTCCTGCCCATCGTGAAGAAGGGTGCGGCCGAGTGCGGCATCACCATCGAGCTGCTCGACCGGCGCGCTCGACCCTGCCAGGAAGACCCGACCGCTGACCTATCGTGGCTGCACGACTACCAGCTCGACGCGGTGAAGCGCGCGGCTTCTGCCGGGCACGGCATCCTGTGGATTCCGACGGCCGGCGGTAAGACGGAGATCGCCATCGCGCTGTCGCTGCTGATGCCGACGCGCTGGCTGTTCCTGGTGCCGAACGTCGACCTGCTGGAGCAGACCGCCGCGCGCTACGAGAAGCGCACCGGCCGGAAGGCTGGGCGCGTGGGCGACGGCGAGTGGTCCGAGGAGCGGTTCACGGTGGCCACGTTCCAGACTGTTGCGCGGGCGCTTGCCTCGCTGGAGTCGGGCGTGGTCGCGCGCGCCACGAAGCTGGTCGGCGGGGCGCTCGGGCTGATCATCGACGAGTGCTTCCCCGCTGGGACGAGAGTCGGCGGCGTGCGGATCGAGGAGATCTGCGTCGGTGACAGCGTGCCATCTTTCGATCCCGTCACACAGATCCGGTCGATGCGCCGCGTGTCGCGGCTGTGGGTCCGCCGGCCGTCAGCTTTGGTTCGCATCATTCTCGACGGTGGCCGCCGCGCGATCACCTGCACACCGAACCACCGATTCTGGACGACCTCTGGATGGGTGCCCGCAGGAGAATTGACAGGCGGTGTGAACGTGCTCTGCCTGTCTCATGAGGAAGCCGTTTCCATGCGGACAGTGCGAAGTACCGGTGCTGGTCGAGACGACGCGCCGTGTGGATGGTCCGAGCCACTACGGGAAGCGCAAGGCGCAGGACGCGCGGCGGGACGGGCGACTTCGTGGAATCGGGTGGACAGTGTTGAGGTTCTGGAATCGGGTGGTGACGGAACGTTTGGAGGAGTGTGTCCAGACGGTCTTGTCTACAACCTCGAAGTAGAGGGGGAGCACACCTACTTCGCTGAAGGGCTCGGTGTGTCGAATTGCCATGTGCTGCCGGCCGACTCCTTCTGGCGCGTGGCCATGAAGGCGTCGTCGGCCTACTTCCGCATCGGCATGTCCGGCACCCCGCTTGCGCGCGGTGACAAGCGCAGCCTGCTCGCGGTGGCGGCGACCGGGCCGGTGATCTTCCGGCTCAAGCCCGACGTGTTGATCGAGCGTGGTGTGATCGCGCGCCCGCGCATCCGCATGCTGCCGTGCATGCAGGCGTCCGGTTTCACGCCGACGTGGAACGATGCGTACCGCGATCTGGTCGTCAACTCCGTGCCGCGCAACCGGCTGGTCGTCGAGGCCACGCGGCGCGCCGCGAAGCCGGCGCTGGTGTTCGTCAAGGAGGTCGACCACGGGCGACTGCTTGCGGTCGCGCTCAACAAGGCCGGCGTCCGCACGGAGTTCGTGTTCGGTGCCGACGACACTGACGAGCGGCGCGCGGCAACGGCGCGCCTGGAGCGCGGCGAGCTGGACGCGCTGATTGCCTCGGTGGTGTTCCAGCAGGGCGTGGACATTCCGTCGCTGGCCTCGGTGATCGTCGCAGCCGGGGGCAAGTCGACCATCGCCTCGCTCCAACGCATCGGCCGCGGCATGAGAACCGACGGCGGGAAAAAGGCTGAGTTCGAGGTCTACGACATCCTCGACAGGGGTAATAAGTGGTTGGAAAAGCACGCGAAAGCGCGCCAGCGTGCCTTCCTGAAGGAAGGGCATGAGGTCGTGGTCGAGTCGGCGGCGACCGGGCAGGTGACGATTTTAGGTGCTAACGGGTCGGCAATCGGGCAATAGATTGATCGACGGCGGGCTAGGCAACTGCCGTCAAACATAGGTCGGGTCGCATTGGGGTGCGTCGCTGACTAAGACTTTGGGTACTAAACCCTCCGCGGTTTTGCGGTGGGGGCGTGTTGGTTTCAGCACGGTCGTGCGCTTTGTAGTACCCAAGGTCGCGCACGCCTAGAAAGAACCGGCATACCCCCCAAGGTCCGACACGACCCCATCGCAAAGCATCGGAGGGTTTTCGCATGTCCGCTGTTCGGCACACCTTCACACACAGCACGCGCGCCTGCATCCCATGAGCGCGCTCGCCCGGCACTACCTCGGCGATGCTCTGGTCCAGCAGCTCGGCCTGAACCGCAAGCTGAACACCACACCCGAACCGCCGCGCAGGTTGTGGGCTGAAAGCCCTTGGAGCGGACAGGTTCCCGTCTCGGCTGCCTGGCTGCGCAAGGAGCTTGGACCGCTTGCCTGGCGCGCCTGGTGCCTTCAGTGCGAGGTCCGCGACAGCTCGCGGGCCGCCCGGCACACGGGCGTCCTTTGGAGCGGGGCGGGCTGGCTGGCGCGCAAGCTGCACTGCTCGTCTGCGCAGGCCAAGAGGGCCATCGCCCGGCTTCAGACCGCGCGCCTGCTCCGGCCGCTGGCTGAGCCCTGGAAGGTCATACGGCAGCGTGACGGGCAGGCCGTGCTCTGCTACCAGCGCAGGCTCTACGGCAGCCCGAAGCCTGATTTCCAGGGTGACGTGCGCGTGCCCGCGGTCACACGTAACTGGTTGACCGACAAGCCGAAGCGTGGCGGGGCGCGTCCTGGCGCTGGTCGACCCAGGAATTCAAAACCGATCCACCCCGAATTCAAACCCGATCCCAATCTCCCTACGGGAGAACAAGAGCAATCAAACATCCTAACGGATGTTGATAAGCGCGCCGAGGCCGGCGCGACCAATAACCCTCCGGGGGAGAACCGAGCCGAAGGCCACCCTGAAGCTGCGGCTGTCACCGGAGGAGGCGGTGGCGGGCCACCTGCCGGTCCCGACCCGCTGGCGGCTGCCGGCGTGCTGGCGCGGCCGGAGGAGAACCGTGGCGCGCAGGTCTACCTGGCGGCGGTTCCGCACCCTGGCCACCATGTCACACCCCCGGCGGTCGTGCCTGATCCGCCCAAGCTGAAGGCCGACATGTCGGATGCCACGCTGGCCGGGCTGTTGGTCGCCGCCTACCGCGGGGCGGTTCAGGCGCGGTTCGGCAAGAAGTCTGGCGTGCTGACCGCGCGCGGGGCGGTCGAGAAGTCCAAGCTGTTCCCCGCGCTGGTCGCGGCAGCTCGGGCGCTGCGGGAAAAGCAGATCGCTCCGGTGGCTTGGGCTGCCTGGTCGTGCGCCGTGTGGTGCGACTACACGCCGAAGGGCCGTGCTGTCCAGCCACCAACGCTAGCCTGGATGTTCCTCGAAGCACGCCTGGCGAAGTCGGGTTGGTTCGAGCAAGAGAGCGGCAACGGGATGGGCGGTTCCCTGGTCATCGCGCCAGCCGCGCGCGAGCTGTCGGCGCGCTACTACGCGATGCGGTTTGAGATGGCCTGGGCGCAGTCGGTCGCGGAGATGCAGACCATCGCCGACCGGATCTTTCCGCCCGGCTTGTACGACGGGTTGGTGACAGAGGCGAAGGCGCAGACGCGCGAGACGCAGGAGAGCCTGAACCGCGCTGCCGCAAACGGCGTGTGGATCTGGCAATAGGGGGATGGAGTGGCTGCTGATAAAAGACCCACCGTCGAGCCTTACCCATTCACGCCCGCGTTCGAGCGCGCGGTCGTGTGGCTTGCTTGTACCAGTCCGGTGTTCTACGGCTCGACGGCGCACGTACTGGAGCCCGATGCCTTCGCTTCTGAGGCTGCGCGCCTTGCGGTGAGCGCGGCGCACGCCATCGCGCGTGACATCGGGCGCGGGCCGGCGAGCGCGTTGCTGGTGGTGCAGCGGCTTCGTCGCATGGTGGACGACGGCAAGATCACGTTCGAGCAGATGGGCGCGGTGTCCGACTTCCTCGATGCCGCCGAGGACAGCAAGCGATCCTCGACCGAGAGCATCACGGCGGAGGTGTCACCGATCCTTCAGCGGCGCGCGCAGATGCGCGCCATCGTCACGGCGACCGACAAGTTTGCCAGCCACGGTGACTTCACGAAGGTCACGGACATGCTTCAGCAGGCCGCGCAGATCGGCATCGCCGACACGACGGGCGGGGTGCTGATCGGCGCGGGTTCGTTCTCGTCCATCGAGCGCATCCGGCACGCGACGCGTTGCCCGTGCGGCATTGCGGATCTCGACGACGCGCTCGACGGCGGGATGGCGCGGGGTCAGCTCGGATTCTTCATCGGCGGTTCGGGTGCCGGCAAGTCCATGGCTCTCGCGCATGCAGCCGGGACTGCGCTGCGCCTGGGCATGACCGTGGGCGTCGTTACGCTGGAGCTGGCCGAGCCCTACTGGTTGGCGCGCATCAAAGCCAATCTGACCGACCTGCCGATCAACGCGATCCTCGACGGCTCCATGGAGGAAGCGAAGCGTCGACTGATGACGATGAAGCTGGGCATCGGCATCCTCAAGGAGATGACCCCGCACGTCACGACGGTCGACGACATCAAGCAGTGGGTGCGCTTCGAGGAGGAGCGGATGGGCCGCCCGATGGACGTGCTGATTGTCGACTACGCCGACAAGCTGACCGCGCCGAAGAAGGTCGGTGGCGCAGAGCACGGCGAGTACCAGGCGATGCGTGTGGTGTACGAAGGGCTGCGCGTCTACGCCATCGAGACAGGCAAGTGGGTGTGGACTGCTTCGCAGGCTTCACGCCCGAAGCGCGGTGACGCCGACGTGCTGGACCTTCAACACGTCTCCGACTCGATGCACAAGGTTCGTTCGGCCGACCTCGTGATCACCCTCAACCCAGGCGACGACGGCATGCGCTACTTCGTGGCCAAGAATCGGACGGGGCGCGGGCGCTTCACGGTCGGGCCGCTGCCTATCGAGTTCGCAACCGCGCGCATGGCCCCGGTGTCGGTGCAGACGTGGTAGTTGCGGTGGCCTGCCTGCCGGCGCTGCTGCCGACGCCGACGATGGCCGAGCTGGGTCCGTGGCTGCGCTGCTCCGGTTGTGGCTGGCAACCTGTCGGGTCATTCTGGGCGGCACCTTCTCAGCGGCGCGGTTATGCGCAGCTCTGCAAGGCGTGCTCGACAAAGGCGAAAAAGGAATGGGCGCACCGCTCCGGTTACTGCCGCGCATTCGCGCGCCACAGGCCGCCGTCGCCGGATGGTGGGCAGTTCTTCTGCATGGGTCGGTGCGGGCTATGGCAGCCGCGCGCCGCGTTCTACCGGCATGCTGGGCGGCGTGACGGCGTACATCTGTACTGTCGGCCTTGCGAAGCCATCCGTGACCGCGAGTGGAACGCTAGGCGCGGCGTCCAAGAACGGGTGCATGTGCGTGGCGAGCGTTGCGAGTGCGGGCGTCGCAAGAAGGAGGCGCTCGCGTGCTTGCGCTGCCGCGCGATGGATGGTGAAGGCACAGCATCGATCCTCGTGTCTGCACTCCGACAGGCCGGCAGCTCGACGCTCGCGCAGCTCGTCGAGCTGACCGGCTACACCGACCGGCACATCCTGCGTGAGATCGCCAAGGCTGCTTCGCTGTTCGTCCGGCGGGAAGTGGAAGCCGATGGTTCGATGTGCGTGCTGTGGGGGCTGGCTTGAGCGGCGACGTTCACCGGCTGGTGCTTGAGGCGCTGCGCAGCGCAGGGCGCGCCGCGCCGAGTGGGTGGTTTCGTGTCCACTGCCCGGTCTGCGAGATCGCCACAGGCAAACCGGACAAGCGGCGGTCGCTCGGCATCAAGCCCCCGTTCTACCGCTGCTGGAAGTGCGATGCGAAGGGCCGGTTGCCCGACGATATGCTCGACGGGCTGGACACTGCGCCGGTGCCGGAGAAGGATGGGCCGCCACCGAACCTGGGACCGCCCGAGGGCTTCGTGTCACTGGCCGACCCGGAGGGACGAGAGGCGCTCTCGCTCGCGCCAGCGCGTGACTACCTGCTCGGGCGCAACGTCGGGCCGGACATGTGGTCGGCGGCCAGCATCGGGGCGTGTGCGTTCGGCCGGCACTACGGGCGCGTGATCGTACCGGTGCTGGACATGCAGGGTGGCTGGGTCGGCTGGGTTGGTCGTGCGTGGGAGAAGCGCGCCGAGCAGCCCTACCTCTACCCGCCCGGCATGAACCGCGGCGAGGTGCTGTACCACCACGGCGCGCTGCTGCTGGAGACGGACGAGCCGGTCATCGTGGTTGAGGGCGTAATGGATGCCATCGCGCTGTGGCCGCGCGCGGTCGCACTGCTGGGCAAGGCGAGCGAGTGGCAGGTGCAGGAGCTGCTTGCCGCGCCGCGCCCGGTCTGCGTGATCCTCGACGGCGACGCTTGGGCGGAAGGCTGGGCGCTTGCGATGCGCCTGCGCCTGGAAGGACAGCGCGCCGGCTCGGTGCGCCTCGGGCCAAGGGTTGATCCCGACGAGGTGCCGCGCGCGTGGTTGGAGGAGCAGGCGCTCGCGAGCCTGGAGAACGCAAACGTCACACCTATCGGGTAAGACGGAGGGTACATGGCGATCACAAAGCTGCACTCGTTCGAGGCCGATGCCGAAGTGCTCGGCCGCATCCACATGGTTCACTTTCAGGATGAGGAGCTGACCATCATCGGGCTCTCGTTGGAGGATGCGCATCGCGTGTTGGACGCGCTCTCGCTCGGCTCACTGGTGGCTGTCGCTGTTCCGCACGGCGAGCAGGCTGAACGCTACACGCCGATGCCGCACCGGAACGGCAACGTCCACCATGAGGAGCCACACCCCGCGGTCATGGCCGGCGCGCCGCTGCCGGAGATCGTGACCACGCCTGCGCCGGTCGAGCAGGTCGAGGCCGAGTTTGCTGACGCTTCGATGCCGGCTGGGCCGAGCGCCAAGCTGCCGGAGGATGATGATCCGTTCGGTCCCGCGCCCGACCCGCTGCCGACCTGGGCCGGCGGCACTGCGCCGAACCCGCCGCTGGTCCCGCCGACAAGCCGCGCGCCTGCACCGGCCGGTGAAGCTGGCGACCTGCCTGACGAGCTGTCGAAGGCCAAGACGGTCGTCGGCGCGCTGCACGCGCTGGCGCTGCTCAAGGGGTGCCACGAGATCGAGGTGCTGATTGTCGAGGCCACGAAGCTGAAGGACCAAGTGCCGGCGCTGCGTGTGGTGGTCAACCTGGAGGACCGCATCCGGCGCACCGTCGAGGCGCACCCCGAGAAGGTGTGGCCGGCCTGATGGGACGTGCCTTTGGCCATTGAGCACCTAGCCCTTTACCCCGACACGCCGCTTGCGGCGGTCGAGCGCGTCAAGCCGCTTGGCCTTGACCACTCGTGTCGGCGCTGCCCGTTGTCGGGGCAGAAGGGTATCCGCACGGTCTGCGTGCCGCCCGAGGGCGACCCTGGTGGGCTGCTGCTCGTGGGCGAGATGCCGGGCCGTGACGAGGATCTGGCGGGCCGGCCGATGATCGGCACGGCCGGCGGCTACCTGCGCCGGCTCGTGAGCAAGCTGTGGGCCGGGCCAGTGGCGTTCGACAATGGGCTGCGCTGCCACGGCGTGATGGCTAGCGACAAGGACCGGGTGAAGCTGCTCAAGTACACCGACGCCTGCCGCGGCTTCATGGCGCAGACGCTTCTCGAAGTGCAGCCCGAGCGCGTGGTGGCGCTCGGCAGCATCGCGGCCTACTCGCTGCTCGGGCGCGCGCCACCGATGATGTCCGTGCGGCGCGGCTACGGCTGGCTGATGGGCGACACGCCGACGCCGGTCTACCTGCTGTCGAACCCGGCAGCCACGTCGCGCAATCGTTTCATCAAGGCGGCGTTCGAGGCTGACCTTCACTGGGCGCTCACGTCGCCTATCCCTCGGCCGCGGCACCAGCACGCCTTCGCCACGGTGCTGTCGACGGTCGACGAGGCGCGCCGCGCGCTCGCTTCGCTGGATGCCGCGCGCTACGTCCTGTTCGACGTGGAGACGGCCGGGCTTCTGTGGGAGCCAGAGTTCACGCTACTGTGCGTGGCGTTCGCCTCGGTCGAAGCGCCTGAGCACGTCTACGTGTTCGACGGCGCAGCCGTCGAAGATCCCGCCATGCGCGAGGAGCTGCGCGCCTGGGTGACGACGCTCCCGCTCGCCGGGCAGCACGTCAAGTTCGACGTGAGCGCGATGGCGTGTGCGCTCGGGGTGGACCCGCTGAGCGTGCGGATCGAGTTCGACACCGGGCTCGTGCGCGCGCTGCTCGACTCCGGTTCGGACACGCGGCTGGAGGTCGTCACCGAGCTGGTCGGGATGGGCGGGCACAAGGAGGAAGCCGACGAGCTGATCCAGTCGGGTGCTGAGCAGGCCAGGGCGCAAGCCAAGGAGCTGCTGTCGGGGCAGGGCACGCTGTTCGGCGGGCCGCCACCGCTCGACCCGCCTGTGGCGCGCGGCATCCGCGACGAGTGGCCGACCCGCTCGTGGGCGTTCGCGACCGTGCCGCGCGTCCCGTTGCTGCGGTACAACGCACGCGACACGATGAGCGAGGCGCTGCTGGCCGAGCTGCTGGAGGCGCGGCTGGCCGGCGAGCCGAACCTCACGCGCGTGTGGCAGACCATCGTGAAGGACATCATCCCGACGTTCGCCTGCATGGAGCAGTGGGGCATCGGGGCCAGCCGGTCGGCTGCGGAAACGCTGGCGCGCTGGTGCGACACCAAGCAGCGCGCCGTACTCGCGCGGTTCCAGCCGTACAACATCCACCCCGGCTCACGCGATCAGGTGGCCGAGCTGCTGTTCAAGCGGCTCGGTCTGCCGTCGCAGCACGCCACGAAGACCGGCAAGGACTCGACCGACGCAGATGCGCTGGAGTCGATGCGCGGATTGCATCCGGTCATCGAGGACATGCTGGTGTGGCGCAAGTACGAGAAGCTGCGCGGCACCTACGCCGACGGCGGTGAGGCCGCGGTCGGCAAGCCGTTCAAGCTGGGTAAGGCCGGGCTCGTGCAGTGGATTCGGTCTGATGATCGCTTCCACCCGTCCATCAAGCCGCACGGCACGGAGACGGGTCGGCCGTCATGCGAGAAGCCGAACCTCATGAACATCCCGCGCGCCGAGGACGAGGAGGGCGTGATGGCGCGCAACTGCTTCGCGGCCGAGGCGGGCTGGACGCTGGTCGAGTTCGACCAGTCGCAGATCGAGCTGCGCGTGATGGCGTCGCAGTCGGGCGACAAGAAGATGATCGACATCTTCAGGTCGGGCGTGGATTTCCACTACCGCACCGCGCAGCTCGTCGCACCGACCGTGTGGCGGATGAAGCCCGAGGACGTGCCCAAGAAGGGCAAGGAGCGCAGCGCGGCCAAGTGCTTCCATCCTGACACGGAGGTGCTGACCAGGGTAGGTTGGAAGCGGATCGTCGACTTGTCGGATGGGGAAGAAGTCGCGCAGGCGACTCCGCGTAAGCGCGGCGACGTTTCGTTAGAGTGGGTCAAACCGTTGGAGGTGTTCACGAAGAAGCATCCGTCAGGCAAGTTGGTACACCTGAAGAATGAGGGTATGGATCTTCGCGTGACGCCGGACCACCGGATGCTGGCGTTCAAGGATGACGGCACGCCGTTCGTGTGCATACCGGAGAAGCTGCCCGATTACGGTTCCTGGGAGAACGCAGGGGTTGGGCAGGGTGCTGATTTCGACGGCGGCGTGGAGGAGAATTACCTCTACAGGTTGGCCGTTGCGGTGCAAGCAGACGGCACGATTTCACCGACGCGGCGCGTGCGCCTTGGCTTCACCAAGTTACGGAAGATTCAGCGCATGCGCGTTCTGCTCAAGGGTTGCGAGTACACCGAGCGTGTGTGGAGTAACGGCACCCACTGCTTTACGCTATCGCCTGGTCTGTCGGAAGACGTGCTCGACTTGCTCGACGAAAAGAAGTTTCCGCATTGGTGGGTACAGCTCAACGTGACCCGACGCGAAGTGATTTTGGAGGAGGCGCAGCATTGGGATGCAAGCGCACTTGATCGGTCTTACACGTACTTTTCCATCGAGCAGCAGAACGCGGATGTACTCCAGGCAGTTGCCGCAGTCACAGGGCGCAAGACGCGGCTTGTTCCGATGGCGGGTAAGGGTACGACGCATCGGCTGACTGTTCGCGACAAGAGCGGTTCGACAGGCTCTAACGGGCGCGGCCACCTGAAGTGTGAGGTCGAGGACTACGACGGTGAGGTGGCGTGTCTGTCGGTGCCGAGCACCTATGTCCTGGTCCGTGATGGAGGCGTGCCTGTTGTGTGCGGGCAGACGGTGAACTTCGCCGTGGCCTACGGCAAGCACGCGCGCTCGCTGGCGTGCGACATCTTCAAGACGCAGAACCCCACCGACGAGCAGGTGGCCATCGCGCAGGCGCTGATCGATGCCATCCTCGGGGAGTTCTCCACGCTGAACGCCTGGCTCAAGGGGCAGATCACGCACGCGCGCAAGCACGGCTTCGTGTGGGTGCCGCTGTTCGACCAGCTCGGGCGGCGTCGCTACCTGCACGGCGTGGCTGATCAGGATGACGGCCGGCGTGGGCACGCCGAGCGGGCCGCGATGAATAGTCCAGTGCAAGGAGGGGCGGCTGAGCTGACCCTGGCCAGCCTGACTGACGTGGTGCGCTGGGTGAAGCGGCACAAGCTGCCGGTGCGCGTCGGGCTCACCGTCTACGACTCCATCGTCATGGAGGTCCGCAACGACTTCGTGGCGACCGTACTGTCAGAGGTGCCTGGCATGATGACCCGGTGGAAGATCCCCAACGGGGTGCCGCTTGTGGCGGATGCCAAGGTCGGGCAGTCCTGGGGCGCGCTCGAAGAAGTGAAAACGTAAACCGAACCGGGCAAGACAGGGGTAGGGAGGCGTGATGGCCAAGCTGTTCGACATGGAGGTGGACGAGTTCCTACGCAAGAGCGTGAGCGTGGAGCCGCTCGCGATCAACGAGGAGTACGTCGAGCTGCCAGCCGCGCTGGCCTACTGGAACGCACGCTACGCCGACGCGCTGCGCGAGCACCTGAAGGCCAAGATGGTGCTGGACAGGACCGAGGCCAAGCTGCGCATCGAGTGCCGGGAAATGCTGGCTGCCGAGGGCAAGGTCACGGAGTCGATGATCGATGCGGCGGTCGAGCGGCACCCCGACATAGAGATCGCCAAGCTCACGTCCATCGAAGCCGAGGTCGAGAAGGTCCGTATCTCTGGCGTGGCCGAGGCGGTGCGTGCGAAGAAGGACATGCTGATCAGCCTGGGTGCGACCATGCGCGCCGAGATGGATGGCGACCCGAGCATCCGCAAGCAGCACAATGACGCCGAGTTTCTTCGGCGGAAGTAGTAGTACAACCCGAACCTGCAACCTGAACCCTGCATCGAGTGAAGGAGAAATGACATGAGCAATCTGGTGAAGCACGGTGGTTGGTCGATGGAAAACGCGGACAAGGAAGCCCAGGAGCTGAACACCGCGGACTACATGAAGCTGGAGGTGGGGCGCAACATCATCCGCGTTCTGCCGCCGAAGGATCCGTCGGCGGGTTCGCCGTTCGTGAAGACGAGCCAGCACTTCATCCGCATGCCGGGGCAGCAGCGGGCGACGGTGTTCGCGTGCCCGCGCCAGCTCGCCAAGCGTCCGTGCCCGGCGTGCGAGAAGGCCGAGACGCTGAACCGCTCGGGTTCGTCCGCGGACAAGGCGCGCGCGTCGGAGCTGTGGCCCGGCCTGCGCATCTTCGTCAACGTGATCGACCGCAAGAACCCCGACCGCGGGCCGCGCGTGCTCGGCATCGGCAAGGGGATCTTCGAGGACTTGCTGAAGATCCGCAAGCAGTCGTCGTCGGAGTTCGGGCTGGGCGGTGACTTCACCGATCCGGTCAACGGCTTCGACATCGCCATCGAGCGCGAGGGCACCGGCAAGGAGGACACGCGGTACAAGATTCTCGCGGCCAAGAAGCCCACGCCGCTGAACGTCGATGCCGCGACCACGACGCGCTGGATCGAGGAGCAGGCCGACACGGCGCAGTTCGCGCGCGTCCTGTCCCCCGAGGAGATCGCCGCGCTGTTCGGGCTCACGCCCGCGACGGGTGGCGACGCGGCTGGTGGTGCCGCGCCTGCGAGCGGGGCCAAGACGGCGCGTGCGCAGGACTCCATCGACGCGGAGTTCACCGAGTAGCCTGGCGCGTTGCCGCCTCCATTGCGGTGACGAGTGGTAACCAGTGTGGTCCCGGCTGGCGGGAATACGGGGCGCTTTTCTTTCGCGGTCGCACCGGAGGACACGATGGCTCGTGATGACGTAGCGCGCGTGCTTGACGTAGTACGCAAGGGGCTCGGCAAGGATCTCGCTGCGACGTTGCAGCGGCTAGGCGATACCGAGATACAGCCGGTGGACGTGGTGAGCACGGGGTCAATGGCGCTCGACCATGCGCTCGGTGTCGGCGGCTTCCCGCTCGGGCGCATCGTGGAGGTGTACGGTCCTGAGTCCTGCCTGGACGCTGGGACGTTCGTGTCCTACGAGGTGCGGATGCCGGACGGGCACCGTGCCAACCACAAGGGTGGGACCATCGAGCGTCTGTGGGAGCGGTTCCACGGGCGGCACGCGAGTGGTGACGGGCGTGGCAAGTACCTGCGTCCGGCGACGGTGGGAGCGCGATTCTTCGCAGCCTCGATCAACGAGGACGGTCGCGTGTTTCAGAACCCCATCGTGGACGTGGTGGCAACGGGGGAGAAGCCATGCTTCGAGCTGGTCACGCTGGGCGGGCAGCGCGTGGTCGCTACCGCTGAGCATAAGTTCTTCACGGGTGAAGCCTACGTGGAGTTGGCGACGTTGGAGCCGGGGCAGCGCGTGATGGTTCACAACAACACGCCTTACCGGAAGGCCGAAGTTGACCAGCTCACCGAGCCGGAACGTGAGCGTGTCTATCTGTACGTCGCGGCGCATCCGGTCGCGGGTGTGAAGGTCGTCCGGCCGAACGCCGGGCGCTCGAAGGGGCGCGGGTATGAGTACACGTACTACCGGCTTGCGCGCTCGCGGGCGGTGGTCGAGGCCGAGATGAACCGGCTGTCACTGGACGAGTACGTTCGGCGGCTCAACGCCTGTGAGCTGGAAGGGTTGCGGTTCTTGGAGCGCGAGCAGCACGTCCATCACAAGGACGAGGACCACACCAACGACATGCTTAGTAATCTCATGGTCATCACGCCGGAGGAGCACGGCCGACTGCACGCGCTGGAGCGACACAACAACCTGCGGTTCGCGGCGGTGCCCGACGTAGTGGCTTCGGTCGTGCCGGTCGGCAGCCGGCGCACCTTTGACCTGCGGATGGAGTCACCCTTCAATAACTATGTGGCTGACGGGTTCGTGGTCCACAACAGCGGCAAGACCACGCTGGCCCTGCATGCGATGGCCGAGGCGCAGAAGCGCGGGTTGGTCTGCGGCTTCGTCGATGCTGAGCATGCGCTCGACGTGGGCTACGCCAAGGCGCTCGGCGTGGTCACCGACGACCTTCTGTTGTCGCAACCCGACAACGGCGAGCAGGGGCTCGACATGGTGGAGCGGCTGATCGAAGCCGGGGCGGGCGTGGTCGTGGTCGACTCGGTGGCGGCGCTTGTGCCCAAGGCCGAGATCGACGGCGACATGGGCGACGCGCACATGGGGCTTCAGGCTCGGCTGATGTCGCAGGCCATGCGCAAGCTGACCGGCGTGACGTTCAAGTCCAACGCGCTGGTCATCTTCATCAACCAGATCCGCATGAAGATCGGCGTGCTCTACGGCAGCCCGGAGACGACAAGCGGCGGCAACGCGCTCAAGTTCTACGCCAGCGTCCGCATCGACGTGCGCCGCATCGGCAAGGTCGGTGAGGACAAGGTTACGACCGGCGTCCACACGCGGGCCAAGGTGGTCAAGAACAAGCTGGCCCCGCCGTTTCGTGAGGCCGAGTTCGACATAACCTTTGGCAAGGGCATCGACCGGGACCTGGACCTGCTGGTCGTGGCCGAGGCGCTGGAGGTGGTCGACAAGGCCGGGTCGTGGTACTCGTTCGCCGGGGAGAAGCTGGCGCAGGGGCGTGAGGCGGTTGGTGCCGTGCTGGCCGGCAACCCGGAGCTGCGCGCCAAGTTGGAGGCGGCTGTGCGCGAGCGCGTGCGCAAGAAGCCTACGGCTGCTGCATGACGCTGGTGCTGGTCAAGGTCGGGCTGGTAGCCGTGACGCTGGTGGTCTGCACGGCGGGCTACTACATCGTGCGCCCGCTGCCGCGTTGGCTGGTGCCGCACGAGCGGTACTACTGCGAGCACCCGACCTGCATCGCATCCTTCCTTGGCCCGGCCGGGCGCGCCATGCACGAGCTGGCCGAGCACGGGAAGGAGCAGCCGTGCGCGTTCAAGCTGCCACCGCGCAACCGAGAAATCTACAACCGCAAGGCCACGCGCATCGCACCCGCGCGCGAGGTCCGCACGGCGAACGGCGTGCGCCTACGCATCGTCACAGGGAGACGGGCATGAGCGAGCATAGCCACGAGCGACGCGCGACCTTGGAGCCAGTGGACGGCTGCCCCGCTTGCATCGAAAATCTCTACAAGGAGGCCAACCACGACCGGCCAACCGTGCCGATGGACACCCAACCGGATGGGACCATCAAGTGCCTCGACCACGGCTTCGTCGAGCTGGTCGACTGCATGGGCGACGACCAGGCGATCCTGCAAGCTGCGCGCGTGAGCTACCAGCGTGACCGGCAGGAGCCGGATGAAGCGAAGGACCGGGCGCTCATCCGGTACCTCTACCGCAACCGGCACACCACTCCGTTCGAAATGGTCGAGTTTAAGTTCCACTGCCAGATGCCCATCTTCGTCGCGCGCCAGTGGATCAGACACAGGACGGCTAGCGTGAACGAGGTGAGCGCCCGGTACTCGGCGCTGCCCGAGCTGTTCTACGTGCCGCAGCAGGAGCAGATTCAGTACCAGTCGGGCGACAACAAGCAGGGCCGGTCGGGCGTGATGGACGAGGGGGACATGCATCAGCGGGTCTTTCAACGCGAGGCAGCCGGCGCGTTCGCCATGTACAAGGCGCGCCTCGACAACGGCATGTCCAAGGAGCTGGCGCGCATCAACCTGCCGCTCTCGGCCTACACGCGCTGGTACTGGAAGATCGATCTCCACAACCTGCTGCACTTCCTCTCGCTGCGGATGGACCGGCACGCACAGTACGAGATCCGGGTGTTCGCCGAGGCGATGGCGACCTTCGTCAAGGCGCGTTGCCCGCTCGCGTGGGAAGCCTTCGAGGACTTCCGGCTGAACGCGGTGACGTTCTCGGCGGTCGAGATGGAGGTCCTGTCGAGGATGCTGAAGTCGATCGTCGGGAACCCGGCTGCGTGGAAGCACGAAGACACCTGGCCGACCAAGCGTGAGGGCGAGGAGTTCGTCGCCAAGATCGCGAAGCTGCTCAAGTGAGCAAGATTGCCTTCGTGGCCGATGTCCACTGCGCCAACCACGCGCGTTGGGGTGGGTCTGCACAGTCGGGGATCAACCGACGCTGCCGCCTGATCCTTGACGCGTTGCTGGCTGCGACAGATGCCGCGCGCAAGGCGGGCTGTGAGGCGTTCGTCGTGCTCGGCGACCTGTTCGACACGATGCGACCGGAGCCACAGGTGATCGCCGCGGTGCGCGATGCGCTCCTGAATTTCAACGGACCCGTGTTTCTGCTCGTCGGCAACCATGACCAGGCCAGCACTTCGCTTGGCGACCACGCGCTCGGGCCGCTTGCCGTCGAGGGCATCACCGTGGTGGAGAACCCGATGCCCTACCGGGTGGGTGACGTGCTGCTGTCGCTCGTGCCGTTCCGCCCTGGTGACGCGCGCGAGTGGTTACGCGCCGCGGTGCCGCCGGTGCCGTTCCCTTCCAAGCACCGAGTGCTCGGTATCCACTTGGGGGTCATCGACGAGAAGACGCCGCCTTGGCTGTTCGGCGCGCTCGATGCCATCCCGCTCATGGAGCTGGCCAGGGCGGCGACCGACTACGACGTGGTGGTGGCCGGCAACTGGCACGCTCGCAAGGAGTGGAAGATCAGCGAGGGGCAGCACGTCATGCAGGTGGGCACGCTCGCGCCGACCGGGTTCGACAACCCCGGTCCCGAGGGCTACGGCACGCTGGCCATCTACGACAGCGAGCGCGGCTTGTCGTGGCAGGAGATCCCTGGCCCACGCTTCGTGGCGCGTGACGAGGTGGCCAAGGTTGCGCCGGGCTGCACCGTGTTCGCGCGCGTGCGCGCCGCGCCCGATGACATGCCGTCGGCGATGGCCTGGCTCACCGAGGCGAAGGAGAGCGGCGGTGTGACTGACGGCGAGGTCCAGGCCGACAAGGGTGAGTCAGAAGCCGCGGCACGCTCGGCGGCGAGTGCAGCCGGCACGGCGTCCACGCTCGATGAGGCGGTGACTCGGTTCGTCAACGCCATGGAGTTGCCGATGGTGGACGGGCATCGAGACGCTGTGCTGGAGCGCGTGCGCGGGTATCTCAAGGAGGCCATGTGAGCGCGACCAACCGCAGTGATGTGCGTCTGCCCGACGACGCGTACATGACCCCGCCCTGGTGCGTGCGTCGGCTGCTGGAGGCGGTCGGCGGCGAGCTGCCGGGCGGGCGGTGGATCGAACCGGCGGCAGGCAACGGCTCGATCATCGCGCACACCATGCGCGGTGACGTGGAGTGGACCGCCGTCGAGAAGCGGGCCGAGTGTACGCAGGCGCTCGCGCCGCTGGTCACGCACCTGTTCTGTCCCGAGGACTTCCTTGGGCCGACCGGCCTGCACGACTTCAACGTGGCCATCACCAACCCGCCGTACTCGCTGGCGTTCGAGTTCTATAAGCAGTGCCGCGCCATCGCCGCTCACACGTTCCTGCTCTTGCGGATCAACTTCATCGCGAGTCAGGCGCGCTCGTTGGCCTTCCGTGAGGACACGCCGGACATCTTCGTGCTGCCCAACCGGCCGAGCTTCACGGGCGGTGGGACCGACGCTACCGAGTACGCCTGGTTCTACTTTCCTCCTGAACGCAGAAAGGTCGGGAGGATTCAGGTGCTCGCGTCGACCACGCCAGAGGAGCGCAAGTACGCAGGCACGGTGCGCGAGCTTGGGCCGACGCCATGAACGTCCAGTCCATCCAGCTCGCCGGCTTCACCAGCTTCCAAGCAACGGCGCGGCTCAACTTGCCCGAGCGCGGCGTGGTGCTGATCACCGGAGCGAACGGTGCTGGCAAGTCGTCGACCGTCGAGGGCGTGGCTTGGGCGCTGTGGGGCAAGACGCTGCGCGGTGCCGACCCAACGCACGGCGACGAGCTGTGCCTTGTGCGCCTGACCTTGGCCCCTGGTCTGCTGGTCGAGCGTGCGCGGAAGAACGCCAAGACGGTCCTGTCGTGGGAGGGCGGGCCGGAGTACGAGAACGCGACCAAGGCACAAGCGGCACTGGAGCGGACGGTTGGATCGTTCGACGTGTGGCGGCGAGCGTGCGTGTTCAGCTCGGCGGACGCGGCGCACTTCACGCTGGCCACGGATGCCGAACGCAAACGCCTGCTGGAGACAGTGCTCGGGCTCGACCGCTTTGACGGCGCGCTCGATGCTTGTCGCGCTGACCTGCGTGGCGCGACGACCAAGCAGGAGGCCGCACGTCGGCAGGCCGAGGTACTTCAGGCGCGGCACCAGGAAGCCGAGAAGCGTGCGGCTGATGCACGCGAGGTGTTCAACGCTGTGCGCCCGACGGTGAAGGTGGACGCAGAGAAGACGGCGGGCCTGCGCCGGATGCTCGATGCTGCGCAGCGCGAGTCGAGTGCTCTGATCGACAAGCGCCGGCAGCTTGACCGGGCCGGCGGCGAGCAGGAGGCCAACGCGCGCAATGCGCAGGCGCGGCTGGCCAAGCTGGGTGAAGGTGCCGAGTGCCCATCATGCGGGCAGAAGGTGCCCGAGGCCAAGCGCGCGAAGCTGCGCGCCGAGGTCAGTGAGTGGGTCGAGCAAGCGCAGTCGGTCAAGGCTGCCGCGCGCGAGGAGATGACCCACATCGAGGCGGCGCTGTCCGAGCTGGATGAGGAGCATGACGCGCTCCGCGCGAAGATGCGCGTGCAGGAAGAAGCCGCAGCCATCGCGGCGGCCACGATGCGGCAGGTGTCGCAGGCTGCCGACCAGCTCGCGCGCGCTGCGGCCGAGGTTGAGAAGCTGGCGGCCGACGTGGTGGACGCGGTGGCGAAGGCTGAGCAGGCATCCGGCGAGGTCATGGTGCTGCTGGCATGCGAGCGGGTGCTCGGCCTGAAGGGCGTGCGCGCGCACGTCTTGGCCGGCGCACTGTCAGGGCTGGAGGCCGCGGCGAACGCCTGGCTGTCGCGCGTGGCGGCACCAGGGCTGCGGCTCAAGCTGAACCCGTATACCGAGAAGAAGACCGGCGGCTTGGCCGACTCTCTCAGCCTGGACGTGATCGGTGCTGGTGGCGGGCGCGGGTACAAGGGTGCGAGCGCAGGCGAGCGGCGGCGCATCGACCTCGCGCTCATGCTCGCGCTGGCCGACGTGGCTGGCGCGGCGCACGGTGTCCACGCTGGCACGATGTTCTTCGACGAGGTAGCCGACGCGCTCGATGTCGACGGGCAGGTGGCAGCGGCCGAGGCGCTGCGTGACCTTGCGGCTGACCGCTGCGTGGTCGTGATCTCCCACAGCGATCAGCTCGCGTGGGCTCTCCAGCCGGCGATGCGCGTGCGCGTTGAGGCCGGCTGCTTTGTGGTAGGGTGAATGCCGATGAACGGGGAAATCAGGATTGAATATGTCCCGCTGGGGTCGGTAGCGCGTTGGCCGCGCAATCCCAAGTTGCATGACCACGATGCTTTGGGGGCCAGCGTTGATCGCTTCGGCTTCGTCCAGCCGCTCCTTGTGGACGAGCGCACGGGGCAGCTCGTCGCTGGCCACGGCCGGCTGGAGACGCTTCAGAAGCGGAAGGCCGAAGGCAAGCCACCGCCCGGTCGCGTGACGGTGGGGGCTGACGGCGAGTGGATGGTGCCGGTGATCCGCGGCGTCGCCTTCGGCAGTGAAGCCGAGGCCGAGGCGTACTTGCTGGCTGATAACCGGCTCGTGGAGATCGGTGGCTGGGACAACGATGTCTTGATCGCCATGCTCGACGCAGCACGCATGGACCCGACTGCTCTGCTCGGGACGGGCTTTTCGTCCGCGGAAGTCGAGCACTTGATCACGGCGCAAGCCATGCTGCATCCGCCGCCGCCTGCTGAGCCGCCGGAGTACGACGAGGACATCGCGGCGGACGTGCCGATGTTGGAGTGCCCGGCCTGCCATCACCAGTGGCCGAAGAAGTGAGCTTCACGGTAGTCAGCTTATTCGCCGGCTGTGGCGGCTCGTCGCTCGGGTACAAAATGGCTGGAGGTGACGTGCGGTTGGCTGTCGAGTGGGATGACCACGCCGTCGCTTGCTACCAAGGGAACTTCCCGGCCACGCCGATCCACCACGGTGACGTGGCTGCGCTCATGCCGGAGGACGTACTCACGCGCGCCGGGCTTCAAGCTGGAGAGCTGGACGTACTCGATGGG